CCTCGGCGATTGCAGCATCTGCAATCATCAGGCTGTCAAGCGTCAAAACACGCTCGTTGAGAGCAGAGGGGTCGTTAGTGTCACCTGTGATCTCGGTGCCCGGCTGGTGATATGCAGCCGTTTGCTTGCCCGTAATTGGGAAGGCCATTGATTTGCCTCCCCGGATGTTGCGCTCCTTGACCTTTCCCTTGAAAACGCAGTATTCCTCGAAGGCCGAAAGGACCTCCGCAGAACCCAGCTTCAGGAAAAGTTCGCGGAAGCCATCTTGCTTATCAGCACCGGCTGCCCATTCGCCGCCAGTGCCTTTTATTTGACCTAGGCGTTTCAGATCAGCATCAGCCATAACCAGAAAAAAGTGAGGTTTGCGTAGGGTTCGCGGCCTCTCAATCCTCTCGGTTATCCCCGCAGGGGCCGATCAGTTGCAGTGGTGCAGAGTATCCCTGCCCCAAAACTAGAACACATTCGAGTTACTGAGTAGTTCTGCGAACTTCTGCTGGTAGGCCTCATCAACCTCATAAAGCTTCCGACCGCGGGAATCACGCTTGTTCATTGCCTCCAACACCTCGGATTTGGAGTTGAACTTGCGGACCTCAGTGGCAGGCGCCTGACCACGGATCAAGCGCGGTTCAGTGCTTGCAGGGCCAGCAGATCTGGCCTGCATCGCCTTCAATGCCCAGCGGATTGCCTGACTGTTGCCACCGTCCACAACGGCGTTGTAGTCAGCCAACTCCTGCTGACTCAGGTTGGACCGAGCCCAGTCAGATAGCTGATTAAAAGCATCCTGGCCGCCAACCTCATTCATGATCGCTACCTCATCAACAACACCTGCTTCAGGGGCCGCGGCTGACTGCGCCTTGGAGACATAGTTTTCGACAACCTGCTTAGGCACACCAATCGCTTGGGCCAGCGCGTCGTAATGCTGAGAGATGTCGCCGCCGTTGTCGGCCTGCCACATCAGGTCAGCCATGTTCAGGCCAGCCTCGCTCACAGCATTAACAATTTCCTCTCCATACACACCCAGCGCCTGCTCTGATGTGTATGCCTGTGGCTGGGCGGAATCGGCAGAGTCAGTTGAGCCCTGGCTCTGTTTTCTTTCCAGCTCCTGATAAGCCTGCAGCAGGTCTTCCTGCGTGTTGAATTTGCCGCCAATCAGCTCCTGGGCTTGTTGAGGGGCAGGGTCAGGCTCACCCAAAATCTCCCTAGCCATGTCTTCCTGGCCGGGAGCAATGGCGCCTGAAGCACCCTCAAACTGCGGGTCATAACTCTCGGGGAGAGTCACTGCGGGCATGTCAGCCATTGGTTTCCTCTGGTGGTGTGTTCATGTCCTGCACAGTCTGAGCAGCCTGCGCAAGACCCTGGGGATTTGCAGCCAGCTCTTGTTGCATAGCTGCCTGCTGAGCTTGCTGCATTTCTGCAGCAATTTGCTGTTCTGATTTAACCAGACCCAGCGGAGAAATCCCCATAGAGCTGCTCAATCGCTTGATCAGCTCAGTGTTGTTGATGTACTTGGCCATGCCCTCTGGGCCAATAGATTGCTGCAGGATGTTGATAAACCGAGCAGTTTTCTCCAAGTCATTGCCGCGGCCAACACCAGCCAGACCAACACTCACCATTGGCTGCACAAGGCCCTCAGGCAGCTTCTGCATTCCGCCCTTCTTCATATACAGAGCCAGCCGTCTCCTGATATAGGGTGCCTGGAATTCACTGGTCAGGATCGCGTAAACATTGCCAAGCGCATTCTCTGTTTGCAGCGTTGAGATGCGGACTTCTTCCGCCGTAACCCGCTCTGCGTCTCGCATCTCGGCCAGCATGAATGATGCTGCCAACCGCTGTTCGATTCTTTGAAGCGCTGTAAAAGCAACATTTATATCGGAACCTTTGTCAGTCCGAACGGTAAACACGTCATCTGGATTGCCTGGCACATACGCACCGTTGGGCGCGTCTGCAAGTCCCTTCGCGTTCGTTACCCCAGATGGCTTTACAAGATGCTTTACCTGAGCACTAACCAAGGCACATTCAGAGACCGCCTGGCTGAGCGCCTCCGCAGTTTGGAGATCAGCTATACATGCCGACTCGACATACCCAGGGCCGTAGCTGCTCGCCTGGTAGGAGGACATTCTCAGCGGAAGCCACGGCGACGTGGACTTAGGTGATGAACCGCTGGTGCCGTCAATCTCCTTCTTATTGATCTCCTGGTGCCACTTAACCGACTCCGCCTCCCACTTGACGATGGTGTAAATATCAACCGTCTTTTCTGGCTGCCCGACAGGCATCGGGTCGGTGTTACCTAGCAGGTCTTTGTATTCATCATCATCAGTGGCCAGCTGATCACGAACGCCGGCCGGCAGCTGATCAAGCGCCACCGTCTCTTTGACAACTGCGCACAGCGGTTCACCGATCGGATCACGCAGCAACACGTAGCGGTTCATTGGATAAACCAACAGACCGTCATCGGCGATGTGCATCAAGCAGTTACCGCCAACGATCAGGTGCATAAGTGCCTCATGCACCATCACCCGGTCATTGCTGGTCTCGATGCTGCGCAGCAGTGACAGCTCAAGCTTGTTCAGCGCCAGCTCAATCTCTGACTTGGCACTAGCGATGTCGTCAGGAGTGGCGCCTGCCTGCTCCATCTGAGCCTCTTGTTTCTCCAGCTCAACCGGGTCAAGCGTGAAACGAAAGAACGCCTCTGTCGGAGGCAGAATCGCCATCAACAGCTTGGCGGCGAGGTTGTTACACCCGCGCTGACCAATGCCGTTCCAAGGCAGCACAAACGAATCTGTGTTGTCCATCGTCGGCGTATTTGATCGGGGGATCAGATACGGGATGGTCAAACTTGCTGAACGCCGAGCGCGGTCTAGCCAGTAGTTCCTCTCTGTTTGCAGAGAGTCGTAGATCGCCTGTGCTGTCTTCATGGCTAGATGCTCAGATTGTTGCCGGAGCCATAGCCCCTGCCGGTGTTGCCAATACGCAGTGAGGAGGTGGTGGCTCTAGGGCCGCCAGCCCTTTTGCCACGACTGGAGATGCTTGCCCTTCTGCCCTGCTTTGGCTGCTGACCAGAAAGAATGCGCAGCGAGGAACCAACAGCCAGGCCAGCCTCAAGATTTTTCTTTTGCTTGACGGCAAGGTCTGCCCGCTGCCCCTCGTAATACTCACGCTGAGTAACTGCATAAGCCGCGTTAGCAGCCGACTGAGCTGAGGCCTGCGCCTGCAACTCCTGCATCTTTGCGAGCTGGCCCTCCGCAATCCGCTTACGTTCTTCTGCCTGGCGGAGACGTTCTGCCTCGCGCGCCATCGCGTCCCTTTCTGCCTGAGTCCTGTCCCTGTTGACCGAACCAGCGCCAGCCGCAGCTGCCGCCTGGGGTGACACAAAGACACCAGGGGAAATTTCAATCCAACCTTGCATGACTAAAGCCCGATATTCAGACCGGAACCGGCCTGGTTAGCAGTGTTGCCAGAAGCGATCTTGAGGCTCCGGCGCTGGTTCTTCTTAGGCTTGATCTTCGCTGTTGTCTGAGCACCTGTTGCTGGTGTCTGCGTTGCTGTGACTGAATAAATGTCAGTCGCCTCTTGTGACCCAGCACTGGCCGCTGCGCTACTTGCAGCTGCAAGCTCCTCGTCGTATTTGGCCTGAATCCTGGCCGTTTCAGCCTGAGCTTCAGCAATTTGCTGCTCTAGCTGACTAGCAAACTGCGCTTGCTGCATCTCGGTCTGAGCGCGGTAGCTATCCAGCGACGCCTGGTTTGCTGCAATGTCAGCCTGGCTGGGCCCCTGATACTGAATTTCAGGAGCAGGAGCAGACTGTGAGCCTCCGAAGCACATAACGAGTTCCCCCTAAACGATGTTGAGCCCGGCGCCAACGCCGGAAGACTTGGCTGTTGCACGGCCAATTCGCAGGCCACGCTTACCGCTCTCTCTCGATGATTGAGTAGAACGATTGCTGCCAATGACAGGAGCCTTGGCAGATTCCTCGGGAGGCGGTGGCCCCACAAGGTTCATCATTCGCCTGGCCTCAGCTTCGACAGAAGCAGCTTCTTCTGCTCGCTCTGTCCGGTACTCACTCAACTGCCGCAAAGCGGTCTGCTGCTTTTGTTGAGCCAGCTGGAGTTGAGCCTGCTTTTGCTGCGCCGCCCCATTCATCTGGGACTGCATTGCGCTCATCTGAGCTTGCAGCATTCCGTCGTATGCACCGGTGTTGGGCATCGTGATCGTGCCACTACTGCCGCCGCCACCTCCGAAACACATCAGAGCCCCTCCAGTTCGACGTTGTTCTGCTCTTCCAGCTTTAGTGCCAGCCAACGCACAACGTCAGCCCTTCCCGCGTTGAACCACACTTGCTTGTCCTCCGTTTGCAGGTCTGGGCACCTGTCAGGAAACTTGGCCGCCAAAGCAGCCACCAAGCGCTCATCAATGGGCGGGAAGTATTCCATGAACAGGAAGAACTGTCATCAGATTACCGGTGGTTCCCACAGGTGAGGAGTGCCGGCTTTTAAGTCAAATTCGCCAACACGCAAGATGCGGGCACATCGAGCCTGCGTGAGTGCATACAGCTCATCGAATCCAGCCCTCTGGAACTGATGCAACACCAGCGCCCACAGCTCCTTCTCGGTGGTGGCAGTTAGCCATTCCTTGGAGCGAAATAGCTTGTTCTTGTCGCCAATTCCAGGACAACCGGGAAAGTTGTCTGCCGTATCACCAACCAGTGTCTGCTTGTAAAAAGCAGTGTTGGCATCCATCTCGCTGATAGTGATCAGCTCGCCGTCACGCCAGTGCTGCCCAGGCAGGGTGAGCATGTCTTTATCGCCAGAGACGATTACGCAGCCCGGCTCATGCAAAATCCCGAGCACGTCATCGCCCTCGACGTTCTTAAATCCACCCGTCTGCCAACCGCGCTCCTTCGAGTATTCGCTCAGACGCGCAAGAAATTTGCCATAACCCGGAGGCCGCCTTCTGTCTTTCCGGTTGGCCTTGTAGTCGGGCCATAGATCATGTCGGAAATTTCTAACGTCTCCACGGCAGAGGAAGAGATCGTGCGAGTGGAACTTGCTGAGCAGTTCCTCGATGTGCTCGATGAAAGCGATGAGAGCATTGTCATGATTAAGGCGAAGAATCCAGTCACCGCCGCCAAAATCAAAATCCTCGGTGTTGGCGGCAGCAATTCTGAAGGCAAAAAATTCCAGGTCGTGAAGCAGATAGCTCATTCGCCCTCCGCTTCGATGATCCAGCGAACCATTGCCAGGGCACCGTCCCACCACTGCTGAGCGTCACGATCGTCTGCCTTGAAAGCAGCGTCGTAGTTTTCGCTCGCGTAATGGGCATAGGCCTCAAGCGTTTTGAAGTCCAGCTCAACCGGACGGCTGAGTTTGTAGTCAGAAAGCTCCTCGATGGTTTGCTCTCTGGAAAGCGGGTAAATCACGGAAATCCATGTCAAGGAATTGGGGGTGATCCTTCAGAAACCCAGCAGAGGGCAGGATCTTGTTGATGTGTCGAATCGGGATCTCAGTCCAGTAATCGACACGATTGAATTGGGCTATTGACCACTTGCCGGTCACCAGGCCTCGCTCCAGGATTCCCTGCAGCTCAGACTTGCTAATCAGACTTTCCACTGACCTCCTGCGCTAATTCGCGGAGATAGCTGGCCCATTCCTCTTTCGTCAGGCCATCACCAGTCGCTGCCGTAATGGCAGGCAACAGATGACTGCTTGGCGCTCTGAAGGAGTCGTAGGCATCGCGGTTCTGCGGGTCAGCAGCGCCAGCAATGGACCTGGCAGTTGAGGGCAGCAATGCTTTCTGCTCTGCGCTTGGCGCAATGGCAGGAGGCAAATCCCGCTTAAATCCCCAGCTGCGGTTGGCCTGCCCGTTTTCGTTGGCGTACAGCGGAGTCATCAGCTCACGCCATAACGGGAAGGTCACGTAGTCCTGGTTGCTGTGCTGCTGAATCCACTGCTCGCAGGCCCAGCAAAACTGAGAGTCGTTGACCTCTGGAAACTCAGATTTGAAGCTCACGAATTTGAGCTTGCAAACCGCTTGTGACCAGTGATCCTCTCGCTTGATCCGCAACTGCTGCTGGATCATCTCGACGCCAGCTAGGAACGTCTCTCCGCTTAGAGATTCCATGAATCAATCGCCTTCTGCATTGCGGAGTTTTTGGGTGCGAAGGCGCCGTGATCAGCAGCGGACACGTCTTTGACGTAGTCCTCTTGCAGGCTTTGCCAGCCCTGCTCAATGCCCCGCTGCACCAACGTCACCGCCTTGTTGTGCGGCATGGCCAGCACACGGTTGACGTTGCTCAGCCAGGCGCCCTGAGTCCAGGAGGCATTGCTCTTGTGTTTCGACCAGCGGGCCTCGTTCCACCAAGAGATCAAGCCATGGCGCAACGCGGGGTGAGCGTTGTCCAACTCCGCCCCAACCTCAGCTGGGTGGAAGCGGTTGAACTTGATCGTGCCCTTGGCAGTCAGCGGTTTTGCCTTGACTGGCTCAGGCTCCGGCGGGTCCTCTCTGATGGCATACATCTGAGGAACCCAGCCCAGCTCTTTCCCTGCAAAAGCACAGACCGTCTCCATGGTGAAGAAGTCCCTTTTGCACTTGAGGCACTGACGAACACGGCGGTCAGTGCGGGTTTCCAGGACACGGTGTTTCCCGTGTCCGCAATGGGGACATTTCATGGCAGGTACCAGAGTTTCAGTTCGATTTGCGCGTCTTTCTCCGGTGCCCTTTCGTGATGGCCAGTGACAGTGCTGATCACAGAAACCCGATCGTCTTTCCAGCAGATCTGATTTCCGCAATCGAGGACAGCGCCCATGAGGTTGTCCAAGTCAGCTCTTGCTGGACCCTTGAACCTCATGGAGAGGACATTGACGACTTCAAGCGGCGGGTCGGTCCACCACTCGGACAGCTGCGCCCTGACATTTGCCTTCCACTTTTTGTAGGCAGCAGGCATGTAGGGAACGGCTTGGCCGCGAAAGGCACGAGGACGCGCCTTGCTCATCAACGGAACGTGCAAAACGATCCGGGCTTGGCGCATCCGCGGCATCAGAAAGGCAGGTCGTCTTGGTTCTCGACGGCAGCGGCCGCGGCGGTCAGCTGATCACTGAAGTCATCAGGATCAGTGGCTGCAAACTCCTCAGCCAGCGGTGCAACAGCGCCACCTGCAACCTTGGAAAAACCACCGCCAGCAGGCTCCTCAGTGCTGTATGGAACGTGCTTGACCACCTGGATGCCGTGCAGCTCGCAGGACAAGCCAACACCTTCCTTGCCGCGGTTCCAGCCCCAGAAATGGATCTTGGCGATCACCATTGAGCCGTTGCCGATCAGCTCGCTATCGGGCCACTTATTCAGCTGCGAATCGACAACCATCGGCGGCGCGTTCTCAGCGCCCAGGGACTTGTTGATCAGCTTGCGCTTGGCCTTGACGCAAAGCAGACCGGTGGGCTGCATCTCGCCGTTGTCGTCCTTGGCCTCATGACGCTTGAGCGGCATGCCGTTCTTGGAGACGTTGGGCTTGGCGCCG